TGGTATGTTTGCTAATGCGTTTGCAGGAGGAATTGGAACAAGACAAACAGGAATACCAAGTGGAGCAAATCTTAAAGCAGGTTCTTTTGGGACAGGAACAGCAGGTGGAGTTGGGAAAACAGCTAATGACTTAACTCGTCATAAGTTTGCTTCAGGAGGGTATGTAACCAGACCAACCTTAGGGCTTGTGGGAGAAGCTGGAGAGAATGAATATGTAATTCCTGCATCAAAGATGGCTTCAAGTATGCAACGCTACTCAGCAGGTGCTAGAGGCGATGCTGTAGTTGCTGGAAGTGATTCGTCTTATGCAGGTGGAGGTGCAGGAGGTTCTACTACTGTTAACTACAGTGGTCCTATTCTTAACTTCAACTCTGAAGAGTTTGTTCCTAAGTCTGCTATTGGTGAAATTATTGCAACTGCTACTGCTAGAGGTGCAAGGGCTGGTGAAACTAGAACATTAACTAGCCTACAAAATTCACGCAGTCGTAGAGCTACTTTAGGATTATGAGTCTTGTTGCTTTAACTAATTTTATTACTATTACTAATCCCAATGGATCAGTAGCAAATATTCCTGACAAGTTTCAAAACGGAAGACAATCTCCTAACATTGATGGTTTTCAATACCTTTCGTTTATTTATCAAGGTGCTACTCGCAATAGATCTGGAGACAATATGACTTCATCTTTACTGCTTGCTAATAGTGAATTAAGTATGAATTATTCACAGCAAATTGTATTAAATAAATATCACGTAAAAGTAGAAACTTATTTAATGACTGAGGCGTTTGAAAAAAGCAGAATTTTAACAGAAGAAAATTGGTTAGCTTCTTCTATGTCATACGACCCATCAAGCATCGAATTAATTCTTAGTAGTGCTATTGATGCTGTTGGTGCAAACGCTCCAGATAAAGTGTTAACAAGAGATATGGTTGGAGCTTTACCTATTACTGGATCGCTTCAGAACAGATGAAGCCACATCAATTAATTGGGTTGCCTTATCGTTTAGGTGCAGATCCTATAAAACATAAGGCTGGTGATTGCTTGTCTTTGGTTCGTACAGTATTAGCAAATTATGGTTTTATTGTTCCTCAAGGACAGCGTGATTGGTATCGAAGATTAAGAAAAAAAGATTACAGCGTGTTTTTTGAAGAATTAAATCGGTGGGGAGTTGAATCACCCCCTAAACTAGGAACAATTGGCTTATGCAAATCAGATGATGGTTATGGCATGGCAGCTTTTTACGAGGAAGGATGGCTGAGTTACCAAAAAACATTAGGAGGCCAGGTGGTGATCTGGTGTCCTCAAAACAACCTCATGGTAGAAGGCTGTTATTACCAGCAGAAGTAGAACTATGTAAGCTTTTAGGTTTATGTGAAGATGAGTATTGGTATTTTGTAGATTCAACAGCTAAACACAATGGACAAAGACCAAAAGGATATGAATTAATTCCTGATATTAGGAATGAAGCAGTTTCATTATTTTTAGCAAAAGAGGGCGTTCAACAAGTTTTAATCCAGATAGGAATAGCTGTTGCTGCTGCAACTGTTTCATATCTGTTAACACCTAAACCAAAGCAGATGAAATCAGGCGGTTCAAGACGAACTGCCGATGCAATTGGTAATACAAGATTTGCTCCTCAAGCTTCTTTTAATTCGATACAAGAGTTAGCAAATATAGGTGATTCAATTCCTTTGATTTTTGCTAATTCTTCAGAAGAAAGTGGTTTTGGTGGGGTAAGAGTTAATAGTCAATTGTTATGGTCACAATTTGTCAGTCTTGGTAGATACCAGCAATTAAAAGCACTTGCTTTGTTTTCTCATGGAACGATAGGAGCCGACCCTGATTATGAAGGTTATGCAGTAGGAGATACGCTTTTAAATACTTATAACGCTTATAAAGTTGGTCTTTATTTTAGAGATGGAAGTAATTCTGGAGATAACAGAATTATTGAAGCTGATAGATATAGCGAATCTGAATTAACTTTTGATGCTAATGATCCTTTTGTTGTTGGCGTACCAAATAAAGCTGGCACAAATGTTCCAACATTAACCAGTAAATCTTTTAGTGGAGCAAGAAACCCTACAACACAAACAGCTTTTGGTGTTTATGCTCCTGTTCCTAATGCTCAAATTTGTAGATTACCTTATGAGCTGATTCGTGATCCTAGAGGTTCTTCCAAAGAATCAATTAAGGACATGATGAGAAAGAGAAAGAAAGTTGAATTTGCTAGATGGCCTACTAGAGCTGGAATTATAAAAGTAGGAAGTAGCACAACGAAAGGATTACGTTCTGTTAGTAAAAACGATTTAATTACTTATCAAATTGTTGGTATTAATCCAAGTGGTGAAACTAATGCTTTGCAACGTAAATATGATAGTGATAAAAGTACTTCTGGTTATCAAGTAATTGAGGGTCAAGGAAATGCAGATGCCTTTAACTATAGACCTCATGGAGTTGAAGACGTTGATAGTTTTACTAAATCAATTAGAGAAACTACAGATAGTATTTTCACAGTAGGGGAACAGTATTTATTTGGAACGGCTGTTGTTATTTGTACTGAAACCAATGATCCAGTCCCTTATAGAATCGAAGAAGGTAAAGACTATACGTTTAAAGTAATAGAAGCAGGAGAAGTCGATTTACCTGTTAGCAATCAAAGTTTAGGCGTTCATTGTGATAATCCTGAATGGTATGACCCCAACCATTTAGGTTTTGGTTTTGGTGGTAGTTCTGATACAGATGCTCTTTATAGTTTAAGTGATTTATCACCTATCTTCTGGCAACAAATTATTAGTGGTACTGAATTTAATTATGCAAGAGGTACTAAAGATTTATATTATGGACATGATATTTATACAGCTCAAAGAGTTGCGTTAGGAACTGTATCTAATAATAGAAAATGTGATGTTACAGAAATAGGAATTAAATCAACCGTATTTAAACGCATTAATTTTGCAAATGTAGGGACACAACCTAATGAAGAAGCTTTAAAGCAAGCATTTGAAGATCGTACACAAATACAACTAGGTCAAATTAATAAATATGCAAAAAGAATTTCATTGTTTATGTTGCAAGCAAGACAAGTAGGAGATTCTAATTGGCAAGATTTAATTAATGGATTATCAAATCATACTGGTTTATTTGCGGTAAAAGGAAACACACCAGAAGCACAATATAATGCTATTACTATTTCTCATCCTGCTCAAGAACAATATGAATTTAGATTTAAACCTTATCCTGGCAATTACATAACTAGAAAAGAATTATGGAACAGAAGATTTAATTTATTAGCAACTGATGGAAGTGGTACAGCACAAGTATCACATTTTTCAGCAAGTACTTCTTTTGGTAGTTTTGATGTTGCTTTTTCTGGAAATGAAGGATATACAATTGATAAGAATGAAGCCTCTAATCCTGAGTGGCAGTTAGGTGAATCTAGTGTTAGCACAACAGGAATTGTCAGAGATGTAAGAACACCAAATGGTTTAACAAGTTGGGTTGAAAATCCTAGTTTTAACGGAACAATTACAGATCAAAGATGGCAGACCGTAAATAGATTTAATGGCGATCAATCTAAAGTAATAGTTTTATTTAGTGCAGCAACAAATTCTCCATACACAGGTTATGTAGGGCATCAATGGTCTTTATATGGTTTTGGAACGGAAAAAGTCAGCTATAACTTTGTAGATGGAAAAGGTGATTGGCCTAATGTTTATTTTGAATTTGGTGGTAGTCGATATGTTGTTTTAAGTCCTAATGTTTATTTTCATCCCAATAATGACGATCATACTTTTTGGGTTGCTGAACAACGATATATAACAACAACTACGACTATTATTGCTTTACAACATTTTAGTGGATCTGTAAGTCTTATTGGAGGGAGTGGTACTGGTTTAAAAGTTGATTTAACTGTCGAAAGATATGAATATACATCTGGATCGTTTTACTACAAAGCAAATTGGTCATTAGATCCTAATAATCTAGGTACTGGTTATGTTAATGGTGATGTTGTTTATATCCCTAAAGAAGCAGATCAAGCAGGTGTTGGTTTACCTGAGAGGATACAAATAGTATTGAACGTAGGTGCAGTTACGATTACTACTAGAGCCGCACAAAACTTTAATCCGTTTGATGCTTTAGCTGATTGGAACGTCTATGAAGGTGATGAAAATAGCAATAGAAATGAACCTGAACACGAAATTGTATATGTAAATGAAATATTAAAACCAAAAACAGATAATAATGGCAATGAAATAGGAGCTGCTAAATATAGTAATCTAGCCTTTGCTGGTATAAGGATTAACAGTTCAAAAGAGTGGACAAACTTTAGTCAATTTTCTGCTTATTTTAAGCAAGGAGTAAAAGTAGAAAAATTAAATTCTAGTGGCACAGGAGCTTCTAATTTATTTCCTGAGATTGCTTATGCGTTATTAACAAGTTCAGATATAGGAGCTGGAAAACTTGTTGGATCAAGTTCTGTTGATCGAACAGCAATGGCTAATGCTGCTGATTATTGCAAAAAGAATAAATTTTTCTGGGATGGAACAATTTCATCTGAATTGAATTTAAGAGACTTTATTTTTGAACACGCTGGGTATTGTTTATTAGATTTCACGATTATTGGAGGCAAGTTTAGTCTTAAACCTTCTGTTCCTGTTAATGGAGATAATGAAATTGATAAACGAGTATTACCAGAAGTAAAAGCCTTATTTACTGACGGTAATATTAATGATTTACAAGTTAGTTTTTTAGCTCCAGAAGAAAGGCAAACTTTTAAAGCTGCTGTTCTTTTTAGAAATGAAAAAGAAAATGGTTTCCCTGAAACTAGATCTTTATTAATTAGAGAAAACGACCCACATGGTTCTGTGTCTGATCCTGTAGAGACATTTGATTTGTCTGGTTTTTGTACTTCAAGGCAACAGGCAGAATATTTTGCTTTCTTTGCTATTAGATCAAGACGTTTAGTTGATCACGGTTTAACATTTAAGACTGCACCTCAATATGTAGAGAACTTAGCCCCTGGAGATTACTTTAAACTTGTCTCAGAAGTTACTCATACCAGTAGGTTTAGGAATGGAGCAATAACACCAACAGGAGATATTGTAAGTAAAGATGATTTATCTGGATCGTTAGATATTTATTATTGGAGGCCAGGGACAACAGAAGTCAAAGAAGGGACATTAAACACAACAAACGTATCGGCAGCATTGTTTGGGACGCTATTTACTGTGAAGAACACAACAACAGAAAATAAAATTTATAAATGCGAAACAATTTCTTATGGAGAAGATGGTTTATTAGAGGTATCTGGTAGCTATGCTCCTGTTGAAAGTAATGGACAACTTTCTGTTATGCAGAATTGGGGTCTAAATAATGATGCTTCTATTTTCATTGTTTCTGAAAACGAATGACTAGCTCTGTACCTTTTCCAACTATTAAACCAACGTCCAGAAACTATAGACCTGGGACATATCCAAGTACCACGTTTGAATCGTTAGATGGTACAAAGACACATTTACGTTTTGGTAATAAGCGAGTTAATGCGACTTTGACTCTAGGGTTTTCAAATATTTCTGATGCTGATGCTGCTTTGATTTTAGCTAACTATGAAGATGTAAATTCTGATTGGGATTACGTTACTTTTGATCGTGGTTATGCTACTTCAGGTGTGACTGACACTAGCCTTTTGGCTT